TCCGTCTTCAACAACGATTGTAATTGCCATGCGTCAACGTCCTTACGAAAGAACGATGCCGGTTACAACGCCGTTCGCAACGCCAACGGTTGCGGTTCGGCGGCTGCGTTAAGCTTCGCAATGTCGGCAAGTTCGCCAGCCGTTGCGTTAATGCCTGCCGTGAAATAAACAACCTTTTTCGTTGGCATTGCGAAGACTCCTTAGTTCGTTGTTGAAACGGCCTGCCCACAATAAGCGACAGGCCGTCCGTTCGTTACTGCGCCGGGTTGGGGTTCCAAGCCGGGGCTTTCTGGCCCTGCGCCGGGGTCTGGCCCTGCGTAGCGGCTGCGGGCTTGTCGGCGGCCTTGCTGCTGGCCTTCGGTGCAGGGGCGTCGCCGACCTTCGAAGTAAGGGCTTTCAGTTCGGCGGCCTTCTTCTTGATTGCTTCGCCCGCTTCCGGGTAAGCGTCGGCGTACAGCTTCGGAACCTTGCCCGCTACGCCGTCGCAGATTTCCAGCGAATGCGGTTCGGACGGAACAGCGCGGGCGTTCCTGAACATAACTTGCGCGTTCAGTTCGGCGGCGGCTGCGAAGTCTTCCGGGGTCGGTGCGTTGCCATCGACGAAATACAGGATTTTTGCCGGTTTCATCTTCGAAACTCCTTTGAATTTGTGAAGGACTAGAAGAACGGGGCCGAAGCCCCGCCCGTTTGTTCGTTGGTTAGTGAACTTCGACGATCACGCCCGCCAAATCCTTTTCGGAAGTTGCGTACTTGTCCCAATTGGTCGAAGTGAACAACGCCGCGTCGGTCGGCGACTTGCCGCCGTTCGCCTTGTCCCAAGCGAAGCCCTTAACGCCGACGTTGTACGACCATTCGGCTTGGTAAGTCCGAATAATGTTTTCGTCGCCGTTCTTGGTTTCTTCGTTCGCGTCGAAGTCGTTGTTTTGACCAATCATAACCGCGCCCGGCACAAGGCCAAGGATGCGATAAACGTTCGGCGTACCGGCTTCGAACAGGTTGGGCGAATCGGTCATAACCAACAGCTTGCCGAACGGGTCGCGAACAACGTTCACGGTGCCGTAAGTAAACAGGCGTTCGGAATTGTTCAGGTTGTTACCGTACAGCTTGTGCATGGGCGTACTGTGCATAATCCATGCCGCAATCTGCGCGGATTGGTCGCCGAACTTGGCTTGGCCGTTGTTAAGGTTGTTCCAAGTCGGGCCGTCGTCGGGCGTGCAGGTCGCGTCGTAAACAACGGCGGAAACCTGCGACAGCGCCGAATAGACCGAACCAAGACCGACGTTCAGCATATCCGCCATCGTATCGACGGCGAGTTGCTGCCCCATTGCCGCGCCTGCGACTTCCGGGTTCTGCTGAATCCAACGGAATTGGCCGGGGTCAAGGCGAACAGGCGGCGTACCGGCTGCGACCTTAACCGACGTATCGACAAGGTGTTTCAAGACCTTTTCGGCGACGGTGCCGGAACCGTAGGCGTTACGACGGCGAACAAGGCCGCCCGTTACCTTGGCGAAAAAGGCAACGTCGGAAAAGTCGCCTTGGTGCGCTGCGGATTGCAGCATGATAGCCCCGCCCGTCGCAGTGTTGAACAAATCAACCTGTTGGCGCAGGACTTCGGAGAACGAAGAATAAGCGTATTCGGAGTAAACAGCAAGGTCGGAAAGTGCCATGATTAAGCGTCCTTAGTTTCGGTTGCCTTCGCTTCTTTAATGAAGGCCGCAAGTTCTGCGGGATTCATCTTCGAAAGGTCGGCGGGTTTGTCGGATTGACCGGGATTCTTCGGGGCACCGCCGCCGTTTTGCGAAGGCTTACCGGCACCGCCGGACGCCTTACTGCCGGTGATGATAGCAGAAAAATCCTTGTTTGCAACAAATTCCGCCGACAGTTCGTCGATGGTCATTGCCGAAGGCTTGCCGTCCTTGTCAAGAATACGGGTCTTCGGTTCGTCGCCTTCAAAGTCCGCTTGCAGACGCGCCCGAATGTGGGGAAGGATAATCGCAGGTGCGTTGCTGATTTTGGTTGCGATGGAAAGCGCGACATTATCGACAAGCGATTTCGTCGTATGCGCGGTAAGCTTGGAAACCTTGGCTTCGTATTCTTCGCGCTGTTTTTCAAGCTTCGATTGCCAAGACTTTTCAAGCGTCGCAATGTCGCCTTTCTTGCGCGCGTCGTCGCCTTCGATGGATTCCAGCCGTTCGCGAAGTTCCTTCGCTTCCTTTTCGGCGTCTTTGCGCAACTGCGCTTCGCGGTCTTTGGCGCGCTTCAAAGCGCCCGTATCTTCGTCGCCGTCAACGTCAAGGCGGAAGCCGTCGCCGTCTTCGATATATTCGGCTTTCAGCGCGTCCGAAAGCTTCGCGTGTTCTTCTTTGGTAAGTTTCTTTTTCAGTGCCATTTCAAGGACTCCTTGCGGTTATGCCGATTCACCGAATCAGCGGGAAAGAATTTCTTTAATCTTGCGTCGGAATTCTTCGTAAGTTAGCGGCCTGTCCGCATCATACTTCGGAATATCCTTCGCCTTTAAGCGACCATCGCGCAAAGCTTCGCCGCCTTCGTCGCCCAATATGTCGTCTTGCACTTGGGCAGGTTGACGGGCAACCCAAGTATAAAACGTTTCTTCGGCCAAGTCACTAGCGGTATTTGCCGGGGCAACGTGCGACCGGCAACGGATATGCGCGGGCGGCAACGGCCCTTCGCCGAAGCGATAGATTCGGCGATTTCGACTTATGCAAATGTCCGTCGTTTTTCCGTCGATTACCGAATACCAAACGTAACGACCGAAAACCGCAGACATAACGCCAGCCGCAACGACCGCCGCAACGTGCGCGGTTGCCGTATGAATTACCGACGCGGCTTGCGCGTTTACCCGGTGCAACTGCGACGGCGTGCCCTGCGCTGCGGTTCCATCGCCGACAAGCGCCGTTAAGGTTTCTTCAACCGTCCAACGGTTCGCCCAAGCTTTGCGAATCATGCTTTCGACGCCAGCTTGTGCCGAATTCGTAAACGTCTTGATAAACGGCAGCAAGTACAAACCATTTGCCGGAATTGGCGTATTCGTAACTTGCGACCAAATACGTTCGTCGCTTCCCGTAACAGCGGCTAAACCGAACAAAGGGTTCGAATCGACGTTGGGTACTTCTAAAAGAAACTGTATCGCTTCTTCGTCCGAAATAATGCCGTCGCTTTCTTCGCCGTCAAGTTCGATATAACCCGTAACCCATGCGCGCCGGTTTACTTCCAAGTCGGCCCGCATGAATTCCTTTAATTGTTCAAGTAGCGTTTGCGTGTATGCGCTGTAAATCTTCGATTGCGATTCCCGTAATTCCGAAACAAGCTTGTTTAACTGCGCCTTCGAAAGACCGTCGAGGGTCTTATAACGAACACGACCAAGAAGGCGCGTTAGTTCCAAGTTTACTTCGCGAAGTACGAACCCGAATTGTCGGGACTGCCAAACTTTCACGTCTTCGACGTAAACAGCAAGGCGCGTCGCAATATCGTACAGTCGCTTATTGTCCGATAGTGCCATGATTGCGCCCCTTATTCACTGTTGCCCACATTATCGCCGCCGCTGCCATCGCCCGGCACGTTGGCCGGGGCAGCAAGGGCCATTGCTTCGGCGGTATCCTTGGCGATTTTTTCTTTCGCCTTGGCGTCGTCTTCGGTTGCGACGCCAGCTTTACGCAAGCCGGTTCGCATTTCTTCGAAGGTAATTGCGCCTTTCTGCCATTCTTCAACAAGCGAACGGCGTTCTTCCGGCGTCATGCGGGCAATGTCGAAATCTGTATTCAGTTCGAACTTAACGCCGCTGTCGGCTTGACCGACCCAACGGGCCGCCCATTTCAACGCCCATTCAAAGGCCGCCGAAACGTTCTTGGTTGCACTGGAAAGCGTCGAACCTTCCGAAGCGGCTTCCAATTCGGCTTCGGTTGCCGTGCGTTGCACTTCCTTTTGTTCGACAAGCTTTGCGCCAAGTGCGACCATTTGGCGTTCTTTGGTATCCATTGCTTCTTTAAGCATGGTGTTTTCGGATGCTTGAAGCAACTTCGCGTCGGCCCCGGCAGGAAGCGGAATACCGCCGCGCGAACCGAAGTTAACCGAACCTTTAAGAACGTTCGTAACCCATTCTTCGGTAAGTCCGATAAGAACCGGCGTCGGCTGTCCGACGATATAACAACTTTCTTCGTAATCCGCCGAATTGCGATAATGCGCCATATTCAGCGACGCAAGGTCGTAAAAGTTCGGGTTGTCCGGGTTCGAATCGTTGTTTTCCGAACCGATGAACATAAACGGAATTTCGGTAAGACGATTCCCGTTCGCGTCGGTAGGTTTGAAAACTTCGTGAAGTTGGTAATTGCCGCGCGGAATCTTCGTACCGTCCGCCTTGGTCGGGTTCGGTTCGCGCCAAATTTCATGGACGTAATAACCTTCTTCGTCCAAACGAAGTACGCGGAATTGACCGCTGTTCTTCATTTCGAAGCCGTCATCTTGAACGCACCACGTTTCGAAGATAACGACCAACGACAAAACTTCTTCCGCGCCGCGATCAATCGTCCGCCAATTGATAATTTCGGTCGGTGCGTAGACGTACAGCGTCGGGCGAATCTTGCCCGCTTCAAGGTCTGCGACGGATGCGCCGCCGTTGCCTTCGGTTGTCGGATAATCGACAAGAATTCCGGCGCGCGAATACGCCAAGTTCAACGATACGGCTTTCTTCGAAAGCTGCGTAAGGTTGATACCCGAACCCGTCGCGTTGGCGACAAGCGGGTTCAACAGCGCGGGCACCTTTACAACCGGGTCGCGCATGAACACCTGTCCGATAAGACCGAACAGGGTTCGACGGGCTACGTTGTAAAACACGGCCCGCGCGATATACGCATCATAACGCGCCTTGTTTTCCTTCGATTGGTCGGAAGCGTTCGGCATCGGAAGATACTTCGTCCGCGCTTCTTTAACTGTCGGTTCGCCTGCGATTGCGTCCCGAATAAGGTAGTACATGGGAAGCAACTTCGACAGTTCAGGACGCACAAAAGATACGTTCGGCATGATTTCGATTCCTTTAAGTTGGCATTGATACTTTGACTTTCGTAGCCGCTTTGTTCGCGCCTTTCAATACGCGATAACGTACCATATCGTAACAATGGTCTTCGGCGGTTGTGTCTACGTCGTCCAATTTCTTTTCGTCGCGCGGCAATGTGGGCAAAATATCAATGCTTGCAACGCAATTCGACATGAAGTATATCCCCGGCCCTTCGCGTTTAACAGACGCTTCTAGCCGGTCGCGGAAAAGCTGTAGGCCGATGACACGCGAACCCGACGACTTGTCCGATTCCATCCAGCGAACGCCCTTCTTCGACATAAGCTTTTCGGTAGTGTCTAGTTCAACGTCGATAACTTGTCGAATGCGATTGTCCGCAGGGCCGGGCCACGGCTGCGACGAAATCCAGCCGTTCGCCATCATCGAAACTTCGCGGTCGATAATGCCTTGCGCTACGTCCGACGCCGATATTTTAAGACCGACGTTCGGCAAGAATTCGCCCTTTTCGTCCTTCTTGCATCCGTACCATTCGAATATCTGAATCAACGAACCGGGTTGCGGACAAAAGACGTATTCGGTTCCATCCGAAAGAACGATAGTCGCTTCGGTGCCGTCCGCTTCCGCCCACCAGCCCACACTAAACGGGTGCGAACTGCCGTCGTCGTATGTGCGGTCGATGCGCCAGCTTGGCGGCACGACAAAACGCGGTACGACGTGTATATGCGATTGCCAAAGATCGTCGATTGCGCTGCCTGCGGTAACGTCCCAATCGCCATACAACCAGGCTTTGCGAAGGTTCGGTTCTTTAATGCTTTCCAGTTCGGCGATATACGACGCCGGAAGATACGGGTTTTCCTTGTATGAACCGAAGATCGCAATTTGCGTAATTACGTGCGTTTCTTCTTGTTCGGTCTTCGGGTTATAAATTTGAATACTGCGACGAACGACAGTGCCGCGCGGCGCAATCGTAATAAACCGCTTCTTCACCCAATTATGACCGGGGCCGCTTGGGTTCGTCGTGCTGAATACTTCGCACTTTACAGGCGGCAGCGGTTCGCCGTTCGGCGTCAAATAGCGCCCGGTTTTCGGGTCTTTCGGCGTGTCTTTTATCGGGTCGAACGTACAGCGGTTGACCGACATAAACTTGTCGTACAGGTCGCCGCTAGGATGCTTCGTAAGTTCGTTCCATCCGATATACGGGTATTCGTGGCCGTGGAAGCCTTCGTAGTCCGCCAGTTTCTTAACATGGCGAAACAACAGTTCTTCGCCAGTCGGCCAAACCCATTTGTATTGCGACGGCGATTCTAAGAACTTCGCCCCATCTTTCAGCTTACCATTATCGCCGAACCATTTTTTCGATTCGGCGACAAGTCCGGCTAAATGGTCAAATTCCAAATCGAAGATAACGCCGCGCCAGAACTTGCCGTAGCCTTTGCCGACGTTACGATAAAAGCGCATAAGCTGCGTAAGCGTCTTGCCGGGGCCGCGTGCGCCTTCGTACAGCGTATGCGCTGCCATCGAACAAAGGGCAATAGTCTGCGACCCCGGAAGGGGCTTAAATACGACTTCATACGGAACAGGTTTCGCCCCGTTCGTATCAATGGCGAGTGCGTGCATTTTCTAACAATTCGCGCTGTTGCCGTGCGGCTTCCGCTTCCCATTCGCCTTCGTTAGCGAATACGGGCATTTCGACGACGCGGTTTACGTTCGTCGTTACGTTAACGTTCGTTTGCGGTTTTTCGATGAACCCGCGAACGTCGGCGTAAAGCTTGGCAAGCTTCACGTATTCTTCGGGCGTCGGCGGAATGGTTACGCCGTTCGGAAGCGTCGTACCTTGCATACGCTGCCAAATGTCGCGGGCAAGGTCGCCTTTGCCCGGAAGAAATGCCATATCGCCGCCTTCGTCGGTAAGGCGCTTTTGTTCGGCCTTAACTTCGGCGTCGTTCGGCCAATGGTTCGCAACCCATAGCGCGCGATTCGTGTTGTTCGGAAACAGCGAAAGCGCAGCCTTAAACGGGTCGCGTTCTTTCAAAAGAAGGGCCGCGTATGCGGCCTTTTCTTCGCTTTCTTTCAGTTCGTCGGACATAGTGTCGGCCTAGTTTATACGTCGTTGGCTTCACTATACCGCAAGCCCCGCGTTCTGTTAAGGCTTGTCCGCAGATTTAGGCGGCGACTGCGGCCCGCAATTGCGTTCGACGGCTTCGTTATGGTTCAGAATTTGCCGGGCCGTGCCAGCGGTCAAGCCGTCGGCCTTCGAAATCCAAATGGGCGCAACCCATTTACAAGCCGTGTCGATTACAACGGGCTTCGTTTGTACTGCGTCGGCGATGCTTTGCGGTTCAGTCGCGCGACCATTCGTCGCGCAGCCGCTTAGTAACTTCGTCGTCGTCAAAAGTAGAATTATCGGAAGCAACGTCTTTCGCATTTTGTACCGCCTTTACCTGTTGTTCGGAAGCTTCGCGGGCTTCGTTAACTTGGCGAACTGCGATTGCTTCGCGGTCGTTTGCCCGTTCGTTTGCTGCGTTGGCTTCGGCCTTGGTTGCGCCGGACTTGCGACCGGCATAAAAAATACTTGCCAGCATGACAAGACCCACGCCGATTGCGGCAAGCCATTTCGAAAACTTCGCCCAAATTACGGAAAACATACGATACCCCTTTACGCTTCATTCGTCGAAAGTTCGCCGTTCGACTTCAACAGCGGCAGCGAATAACGTTCTTCAAACGGAACGCTTTTAACTGCGGTCTTGTTTCGCCAGAACGACGGCCAGAAATAGCCGGTTACGCGGGATACTGCGAACGGTGCAATACTTACAGCGTTCGACTGATTACCGCCAAGAACCATAAGATTTCCGCGCGCATCCTTGCCCACAATAAAACCGACGTGGCCGCCGCCGCTTCGCGTGAAGGTCACAAGCGCGCCGTATGCGGGCCGGTCAAGCTTGGTAAGCTGCGGGGCTTCCCATGCCCGCGCCCTGTACCATTCGCGGACGACGTAGCGCCCGGCTACGCCCAAGCAATAGCCGACGAACAGTCCGCACCAAGGCGTTTCGTCGTCGTGCCACCAAGCGCGGGATTCGTTGGAAAATTCGCCCATGCGGTCAAGCATGGCAAGAAGCTTCGGGTTATGCGAAGTCTTCGAAGTGTCTTCGCGAAGGCCGATATATTTTCGGGCTTCGGCAACCCAAGGAAGTTCGTTATTCATCGGTCGGCCCCTTGTGCAAGTTCTTTTGCTTGACAAGGCGGGCAACGATGGAAAGCGCGAAAACAACAACGCCGATAAGCGGCATATACTGCGGCGGAATCGACG